TTTTCAAAAACTTCTGAAAAATAATTCTTATCACTTATATCTGCATTATATAAAATATCCAACAAAACACTATTCCCACTTTTAATCTCATTTTTACAATTTTCTATAACCTCATCGTAATAATCTAATTTACAACCTATAGCCTGACTAATATTGACTTTTAATTCATCGAGAAATATACATAAGGCTCTGTATATTGGCATTTCTTCCTTTTTATACTTTATGGAATGATCCCGTATTAGTTTTTTATAAAGCTCATAGCCATTTAATGTGGGATTATTTTTGGAATAATTAATCATTTCAAAGAAAGCGACTCCTGGATTGTCAAACATTAAAGAACAAAAGCACAGTGAAATCATCATCTTTATATCATGTGATTTATCAGCATAAATAGCTCTAAATATTAATTCTGCTGCACAATATGGAATAGTAGGATGATATAATTCTTCATTAATAAATGATTGTATGAGATGAGCCATGCTTTCTATGATACAAGTATATCCAAATTTAAAGCCGTTTTCCAATGCTATATCATTCTCAAAATCATACAAACCTATTTGAACAGCACATCTATTACTTTTTGCTAATGATATTTCTATAGGTGAAATTTCTACTTCATCTATATGATGGGGACAATTCCTATCTCCTTTAATGTCATTGAAGAAAGAAATAAAATTCATTAGCCCTTGATCTTCTTTCCATAGTTCTAATGGTAATTTTACAGTTTTATTATGTTTTAAATAATCTACATATAGAATAAACATTTTATTATACATTGTACATATTTTCACTCCAAACATTGTAGTAAAATGTTGTAGGTAATGTATATACTCATGAAAAAAAGTTCCATATTGTTTATCGTTCATATTTGTAACAGGAAAGGAAATATCGCCATCTACAATCATGTGAATATGATTCGTTTCATATTTACTTGTTTTGCCTTCAAGTATATCTAGACTTAATAGTGACATAGCTGTTCTATCCTTATATAAAATTGAAAGCGAGACCACATTTTTATGGTAGCCTCGCTATGTCAATGAATTTATCCAATTTATACACATTAGTATGTCAAGGCGAATTTCAATCCGACTGCCTCCGAAATCATAATGAAAGTGGAGAGCTGCATATCGGTTTCGCCTTTTTCGAGCATAGCCACATACTCACGCTTCTTGCCAATCTTGTCGGCAAGCTGCTGTTGAGTAATTCCTGCGGCTTTACGGGCGTTTTTCAACACCTCGGCATAGTACCAGGCACGAGACTTCGCATCGAACTCATCACGCGAAGCAGTACCTTTTGCTCCGTACTCATCGACAAACATATCCTCGGTGGTAGGAAGATGTTTGAGCTTGTTAATGTCAATCTTTGGTCTCATTGCTGTAAACTGTTTAAAATTTGTTCTGCTTTTTGTATCTCCTTTTTATAGTCCTTTGTGGACTTCTTCATAAAACCATTCAAAAGAAGTATCTGCTCGGCTTCAATAAAATTCTCATGGTCAATGGTGAAGAGGATTACTCTATACTCATTGCCTACAGATATGCGCAACTCATAGAAATCTGTATCTACAAGTTTCTTTACCAACTTGGTATTTACGACCTTTACATCTGCTAAAATGTTCATCGCATATTTGACCTTGTTCTGAACATTTGCAGGCAGCGAGTTGTAAAACTCATCGAATTCTGTACTTCTTATCATAGTTCTCATGTTGCAAATGTAATACATTTATTACATTTTACAAAGCAAATGCCAAAAAAGTTTACGAAAGAGAGGAAAATCAGCGATGCGAAGCCAATTATTTTTCTGGAGGGAGTGCAGTTTACCGTCTGCCAAATTATGATTATTCCTAAAAAATATCCCTTCTATGAATAAAAATGAGAACAGCGTACATTTAGGCTATCATTCATAGACCAACTTGTATGCTGTTCTTTTTTGTGTTTTAATTACTTTTCCGTCAGTCGTTTGTTTCCGTTGCCAAGAGCGTCCATTGTACAGACGTGAAAGGGGAAAGGTTTTCGGGCTGAATACTCTCCGTAGGAGGAAGATTCTGCCCGAAACGGCTTGCTGCTTGACCTTTTCACTTTCAGAAGAGTCTGTACTAACTTAATGGACAGCAACGGGAATAAGCGACTGACGGTATAAATCCTATACTTGTACCATAGAATTTCTTTTCTCCATCAATCTATCCATATCCTCTGAAATCTTATCATCAGTTACTTTTGCATAGCCTTGAGTTGTACGAATATTGGTATGTCCCATCATTTTAGCAATACTCTCCATTGGTACACCTGCCGAGACAAGGAGCGTTCCGAATGTGTGCCTCGATTGATGGTAGGACAAGTTATGCTTGAATTGATGTGAGAATCCCAATTCGTGTATCTCGAACCAAATCATATCTCTGCAAGGTAATGAAAAGATTGGCTTGCTGTCATCAGTGGTGTTGTACAGCGACAATATCTGCTCAGCAATCGGGTGCAGTGGAATAAAAGCCTCTACATCTGTTTTCTTACGGTATGTTCTTATGTACTTTCGACCATCAGCAGTTGTTCCTATATGATGAGGATATAATCGTTGTACATCTACATACGCCAAGCCACAAAAACAAGAAAAAACAAATGTCCGTCTTGCCAATTCTTGCAATGGATCGAGTTTTGGATGATTCATAATATCCTGCAATTGACCTTTGCTTATGTACATCAATTTCTTTGGTGGCTTTTTCTCATACTGGACATCTTCTATTGGATTGAAACGCAAGATGCCATTATCCACAGCCAAATAGACCAATCGTTTTAGCCAACACAAACAATGGTTCCTATATGATGGCTTATGCGGGTAGTTCATCTTCATATAGAGTACGAAGTTATTGCCAAACTCCTCTGTAATGTCGGTAAATAGCATATCCTCTTTGCCCAACGAATTGATATACTCACGCAAATAGTGTTGATACATCTTTGACCCACGATAAGAGGATGTGGAGTCAATCTGTACAGAACGGATTTTAAGATTCTCCCTCTCTATCTCTCCTGCTTGCAATATGTATTTTGGAATATCTGAAACACCCGTAATGGCATTCTTTAGCAATTCGGCTGTAATGACGCCATTTGTTTTTAGCAGACTATTGTAAGTATCATCAATACGATTCTTATAGTCATTGAGCATACCATTGATTCTACTATTCTTTGTTTCGCCTTTCTTGCTGTTCCATTCATTAAGAGTGCAATAAAGCCCTGTCGCCAACACAATGGCTTTGCCATCAATGGTTACTCGGCACATAATGGAGGTTGTTCCATCAGCTTTAATTTTGCTGCGGTTAATGTAGTATAGTTGTTTATATGTACTTCTCATAATTCAAACTGTTTGTACGTTATAAAACTAATATCATATCACTTGTTGCCTTGATGAATATATCCATATCATCGAACAACTTCTTAGGTGTTACCTTAGCATAAAGTTGAGTAGTGGTAAGGTTGGTATGTCCAAGCATTTTGCTGATTGTTTCAATGGGAACTCCTGCTTCAAGCGTAATCAAACTTCCGAAGGTATGACGCCCCATGTGATAGACCAAATCCGTCTTAATTCCTGCCAAGTCTCGAAGTCCTTTCATATGCCTTCGCAGATTAGGGTGGTGTATCATCGGGAATAATTCCTTGCGCTCATTACTGCGATATTTCTCAATCAGAGCAATAGCTTCAGGCAATAGTTTTACTCGTCCCAAATGTTCATTTTTCTTACGCAGATATTTCAGCCATAATGCACCATTGTCATCGGTATAAATGTTATCGTCTGTTATTGAAACAGCATCGGCATAAGGGACGCCTGTATAGCAAGCAAAAAGAAACAAATCCCTTGCGATATTATGCGTTACTCTTGATGCAGGAATTTCCAAATCCCGTATCTTTTCAAAGTCCTCTCGGCTTAATGCACGTGGTGCTTTCCTATTCTCTTTTGGCAGTTTGAAATTTACGAAATAGCGTTTCTCCGAATGACCTTCTTTGAAAGCCAGTCGGCAAATCTTTTTGAGTATGGCTAGATAATGCCTTGCCGTATCAACAGCAAGACCTTTATCCTTCAAGACATACTCCTGAAACTCATATGCCAAATGCTCATTCAATTGTCCGAAAGCCAAATCTTCAACCTTGAAACGCTTTTTGATAAACTCACCAAGGTATCTACGAGTATAGATATAGGTTGACATAGATGACTTGGCGACATCGATACCGATTCTCGACTGCATATCCTCAATATGAATATCCAATCGTCTGAGCAGTGTCATTTGAGTTTCAACGCTACCTTGAAACGCTTCTTTGACTGCCGTTGCATCGAAATCAATCTTACGCTCCAAAAGAGAATCGAATGCCAAGTTAATGGCAAGCAGCAACTTATCAATCTTGGCATTGATTTCAACAGCCTCCTTGCTCTTGCCATTGAGTCGGCTCTCGCGAGGATTCCATAATTCGGGAGTACACGACAGCTTGCTGCTGAACTGCGCCATCGTTCGGTTTACGGTAATTCGTCCCATGATGGGAGCCTTACCCGACTTGTCTAATCCGCTCCTTTTAAGGTAGAGCAACACCTTGAA